TGTCTATAAGTGTACCCTGATAAGGTGTACTTATGCGGTACCCACCGCGTAGTAGGTTAGACCCTACATCGGACTTCTAACTAAGGAGAAAACAAATGGGAAGACCTATTAACAAAAGATTTATCGGACAAGGCGCTGGTAAAATTGAAGTTTCACGTTACTTTTTTACAGGTGCGTCAGAAGTAGCATCAACTGCTACACCAGCCTGGATTGTATCACAGCGTTCAAGCAGACGTTACAAAGTAAGTGATGGCACAACAACAGAAACATTAACATTGGTAAACCAAAGCGGCGGCGATCTGTCAGCCGGCGAATTCGCTATTGATGCAGTACTAGATGACTCCACTACAGTGCAGGTAACTAAACTGCATAACAGAACTATCTCGTACGAACAAGCTAATATTGATATACTTGCAGAAGACACAGATGACTCCATTGCTTCAGCTCAGATTAAATATAATCTAGGCGAAGAAGACGACGACGTTGCAGGCACAGCAACCCTGCCACAGCAGTAATAGTTAGGGCACCCAGTGTGCCCTCTATTTTTAGGATTTAAGAATGCCAAAAGTTTTAAAGTCGTATTCGTCAAACTATAAAATCGGCGTAATAGACGAAGGCACAATTACTCTAGATACTGGAGACGGGGTAGGTACAGTTGTTGTTACCGGAAACCTTGAAGTTCAAGGTGATACAACTACTATTAATACTACAGATCTTAATATCGAAGATAATATTATTGTGCTTAGTGCGGGTACTGTTGGTGCCGGCTTACCCTCTAGTGTTAACTTTCAAAGTGGCATTGAAATAGACAGAGGCAGTCTTCCTGATGCTAGATGGATTTTCGACGAACAAATTTCTTGGACGCTGGGCGGTTTATCAGGACAAGGTACATTCTACGCAGAAGCCGGAAGCCAAAAACTTCCTCTTAATACACCTGGCATTGTAGCACAGGGTGACTTTTACATTGACACAGGCAACGGAGTAATTTCTGTTACTAATACTCCGGATTATGAAGAAAAAATCTTCAATTATAACAATGGTGTAATTGAACCGTCATCGAATGGCACTTTTATTATAGACGACGATAATATACCAAATACAAAGGCAGTAAAGGATTTCATAGATTTTAACTTTGAAAATAGAGTTCAGTCTTCGTTAGGCGAAGGCGACACCGAAGTTGAAGCCATAGATGAATTCCATCCTCTTCTTGATATTATCGCAGTTAATCCAGACGACAATAATACTACTGTAGTTCAAACAAGCGGTCCTCACGGATTTCTTGAGACTGATACTGTAGATATTTCTGGAATACAAGCAAACGGCGATCCACTAGAATCTCTTAATGGAACTAATATTGCTGTGATAGAAGTTATAAACTCTTTCGTAGTTAGACTAGATACAACAGTACAAGGTGCAAATGTTAGTAATTATATCGAAGATTCGGGAACTATTGCTAAAAGTTCGTTCGAAGAAAGTAGAATAAAATTCACAGTGCAAGGCAATAATATAGCAGATATATATGAAAATAGATTTGATGTTGATGGCCTTGAATTAAAAGGCACTAGCATTTCTACAATCGAAAGTAATAGTGATCTTACTCTCAAATCATCAGGTGAAGGATCAGTTAAAATTGATGATATTCTAGAAATTACATCAGCTCCTTACGACGACGATACACTACCTGCTCCTATAGCTCCGCAAGAAGGTATAAAATTATTTTCAAAAGAGCAAAGCACAGGCAAGACTGGTCTTTATTATGTAAATAACAATAACACAACAGACGAAATAGTAAGTAAAAATAGATCATTACTGTTTTCGATGTTATTTTAGGAATTATAAATGGCTATTAAGAATTTACAGTTAACTACTAACGAACTAGATTTATTAGAAGTACCAGCAAATAAAAGTTATGCTATTACTAACATATTAGTTTGTAATACTAGCACAACTAACTCTGCATTTTTTACAATGCATCTAATACCCGACACAAACGCGAAACAAATAAAAGTTACTTCAGTAGTTAGAGAACTAGAATTACCTGCAGGAGAAACATTTACTTTCGATTCTGAAAGAATTGTTTTAGAAGCAGGAGATCGAATAACATTCGAAGCCGGACCTGATATAGGAGCAGATTTAACTGATCTTGCAGCAACGGTTAGTTATTTGGAAGTATAATGAGATTACTAAAAGCGCAAAATACAAATCTTAGATCAATTTATGGAAAAGGCGTAAAGTATGACATCAACGATCAAGTAATTGTAGACAGCGAAAATGTAATGCTTATTCCCAAAGGCACACAAGCTCAAAGACCTAACTCCCCTACAAATGGTCATATGCGCTACAACACAGATGATGACCAATTTGAAGTATATCAAAACGGCGCCTGGAGAGAATTGAGATTTAAAGAACCAAATCAAGACCCGGGCATACACCAACAAAATCTAGGTAACGGAGATGCAGTAGAAACTGTTTTTGGACCGCTCGATTCAACCGACCCAGATTTTCCTGTGCCTGCTGCTCCACAAAATATCTTAGTTTTTGTCGAGAATGTATTTCAAATTTCGATCACAAACTATGATATAGTACAAAATCCTTCAGGATTTCCAGCAGGATATTACATCGAATTTACATCTCCCCCAGATCTCGACAAGCCGATTACAGTACTCCATAATTTTGACAAGTAATTCTACTAAATATCTAAAAGAGGAATAAAATGTCGCAAGTAGGTAGAATATCAGGGCCGCTACTTTTTGCTAATCTAGACCGCAATGGCATAGATCTCGCATTTAGAAACGATCTCCAAACCACACAATTACTATATCTTGACGTTGAAAACAATCGCATAGGTGTAAATACAGATTCTCCTAATCGAGCAGTTACAATTTCAGGAACTACTCAAACAACTAGACTAGAAACAGCCGACGCTAATCTTTCAAATTATTCAATAGACGATAACACTATCGCAGTATTATCAGGAGATATTCTGTTAAACGCAAGTTCTGCTGTAGTTTTTACTGCTTTAGACAACGGCACTATAGCAATAGACGATAACAAAATTTCAACTATTATTTCAAACAGCAATATCGATATTGTACCTAACGGCACAGCAGAAACCAATATCAGATCTAATCTTAGAGTCGATGGTGATATTTTTACACCTGGTAATATCACTCTAGAAGGGTCTATCACATTCGGAGATAATCTTCAAGAAGACACTGTGAGTTTTGCCAGTGATGTTAGCAGCGACATTATACCAGATACTTCTAACTCAGCACGACTAGGAACTGCTAATAAAACATGGAAGGATCTATATACAAGGCTAGTAAACGGCCAATCTATTACTACTTCTAATATATTAGTAGGTGATTTTAATTATACACTACGTCAAGGTAATATTTTCTTTGTCGATCAAAATGGCAGCGATCAAAACACAGGCGACCATCCCCAAGATCCGTTTCGCACTCTTAAGAGAGCACTAACAACAGCAGATGCAAGTGTTCAAGGACCTGTAGCTATACTGGTAGGACCAGGCCACTTCGAAGAAGAACTACCACTAGAAGTACCTAACAATGTTACTGTTACAGGATACGATATAAGAAATACCATTATAAAACCAGCAGCTGGTTTTGAATATAATGATGTATTTTTACTAGACGGCGAAACTACCGTACAACATCTTACAGTTTCTGAATTTTATAGTGACACCGAAGAGCACTACGCATTTAGATTTAGACCAAATGCTACTATTTCTAAAAGGTCTCCTTATGTTCAGAATGTCACAGTGCTTACTTATGGTTCAAATCGCACCAGCTCAGATCCAAGAGGCTTTAACTCTGGAGACGCCGGTGGAGGCGCTTTTCTTGACGGAGCAGAAGTAAATGCTTCGGCAGTGTCAGCCAGCATGCTGTTTCAAGCTGTTACTTTCTTAACGCCTAACGCAAAAGGTCTAGTAATGACTAATGGTGTAAGAGTAGAATGGCTAACTTCCTTTACCTACTTTGCAGATCAAGCCATATTAGGATTCAATGGCAGTATAGGAAGAATAAGCGAAGACGGCAGTACTGTAAATTTTGGCGCGGAACTTAGGTCAATAGGATCTGCTAATGTATACGGCAATCAAGGAGCTATAGCAGACGGCGATGATTGCCTATTTTATCTTATCAACCATAATTTTGCCTATGTTGGTACAGGTAAACGAGCAGACAATGACAGAACGCTTGCTATAGAAGAAAATGAAATTACCGAACTAAACAACGGTACTATTTTTTTTACTTCAATAGATCAAAACGGCAAGTATAAAGTGGGCGATGACTTCTTTGTAGATTTCGACACAGGTACTACTACTATAGATGCAAATGACGTAAATGCAGATTCGTTCACACAGTTAAATTTCGTAGACGGCGATAGCGAAACACTAATTAATTCAAATCGAGTTAGAACAGGATTAATAAATTTTTCAGATAATAATTTAACTTCTCTCAGTAATGAAATAAATCTATCGCCAGAAAATGAATTAAATGTAAATTCAAACACAAGTATTACAGAAGATTTATCCATTACCGGGAATTTCAGCTTCGCAGGTTCATTAAACCTTATAGGTAATCAATCAACTGATACTGTTAAACTAAACGTCGACATTGATCAAGACTTCTTGCCTGACCAAGATTCTCGATTTGATCTCGGAAGTATCACAAAAGAATGGAATAAAGTCTATCTATCTGAAGCAACTGCGGATTCTATTTCAATCAACGATAATTATATAGAAACTACGGAATCAAACGCAGATCTAGAGTTAAGAGCTAATCAAACAGGCAGAGTAATTTCGCGTAATAGTGTTAGAGTTGATAATGATCTTACAGTAATCGGTAACAGTTCTTTTCAATCTACTACCTTTCAAAATATTACAATTACTAAGCCGTTAATAAACGATGGTAATTTTAGTTTGTCAGGCATTGCGGCTATATCAGAAAATTTATCTATCGGTAGTTACGCAGATTTTGAAAACATCGCAATTCGTGGCAACGCTATTTTTACAACGCAAACAAATTCAGATCTAGAATTTAGAGCAAATAGCCTAGGTAAAATCATATCTCAGATACCTGTTAATCTAAATCAAGATTTTTTCAGTAATAGAACAAACAGTTTTTCTAACATAGATATCGAGACTGCCGTAGAATCACCTCGGCTTAATTTTTCCGATATTTCGATAGATACTAATTTTGTTCAGACTGAAAATATTGATCTTGAATTAAGAGCAAACGGCACAGGGCTCGTAACTCTAGAAGATATTAGATTTATAAACGACACCTTTGATACACTAAATTTAGATATAGTTTTTTCTCCCAATCAAAATATAAACATTGAATCTACCGGTTCTCTACAAATACCGGCCGGCCCAAACAATTACTCTGGCACAACTGGTGAGATAAGATTTAACGCAAACGAATCTCTATTCGAAGCATTCAATTCTGCTCTTGTTACTTTTGGCGGTGTATTTTCTGATGACAGAAAAACTTCTGTAACAATAGACTCTACTGTTCCTCAGATCGACTTAACAACTAATAATCTTACAGTAGGCGATATAGATTCTATTAGATTGTCAATTCGTAAAATTCAAGTAGACAGTATTGAATTAGATAATAATAGAATAGGCACAGACACCGATCTTAACCTTGACAGAAACGGGATAGGCGACCTTGTAATTGACGATATTAAAATACAAGGCAGTGAAATAAAAAACACGGTAGCAGATGGATTGCTTACCTTCCAGCCCACTGACTTTGGCTATTTAAAGTTTAACACCACAATAGGTGTAGTAATACCATTCGGTGACACTGCGTCGCAAGATCCTTCGCCGCCAGAAGGAGACGTAAGGTATAACACCGAAACTAATCTCATGGAGGTGTTTGACGGTGTAGATTATATTTCTGCCGCAGGCACAAGCGCAACAATAAGCGAAAGCGATTATAGAGAATTAACTGAACTGTATACGCTGATATTAGGCTAATACTTCGATTTACCTCATTACGATAAATACTACTAATGCCGAGCTAGACCGAGCGGAGCAGGACAAACTGTGGTCAACCAGCAAAGAGCAAGAAGCTGAAAAATAGGTTGGAGGGACAGGATCCCCGTGTTGAGGAGACGAGATGGCTGTTGGTCGTATTTCAGGGCCGCTCTTAAAGTCTAATCTGATACGTAATGGTATCGATCTAGCCTTTGAGACTGACCTACTATATCTAGATGTTAATAACCAGCGCATTGGCGTTCGTAATAGCAATCCCCAACACGAGCTCGATGTCACAGGCACTACAAAAACTACAGACCTTATAGTTGATAATGTTGCTGAAATAGCTGATATTACCATAAATGGTAACACAATTTCAACCGATCAACCGTTCCTAAATCTTGCTACACTTGACACTGTTGTATCTCTTAACAAGTTACAGATTGATTCTATAGAAATAGAAGGTAATCTAATTTCTTCCAATGAATCAAATGCTGATATAGACATTGCTCCTAACGGTACCGGCGAAGTAAATATTGAATCAAATTTGAATGTCACAGGCAACATATTTGCAACTGGAAATATACAAGCAGACGGCAATATAACAATCGGTGATCAGGATACCGATAACGTTACTTTTAATGCCGAAATAGCATCTGATATTATACCTGACGAAACAAACACCTACACGCTGGGCTCAGATCCAACACAAGGCGGAGCAGAGTGGGCAGACGTATTTACAGAAAATCTTGTAGCAAGTTCTATTTCAAGTACAGCACTAGAAGTAGATGGTATAGACCTTACTTTAAGACAGGGCAATACTTTTTTTGTTGCTGAAAACGGCGACGACGCAAATTCCGGCGATCATATGCAGGATCCGTTTGCGAGTATAAAATTCGCACTCAGTCAAGCGTCAGACGGTGACACTGTTCATATCTTTCCAGGAGAATACGAAGAAGAATTTCCTCTTACTATTCCTGTAGGAGTAACACTAAAAGGATATGGGCTGCGTTCTGTATCTGTAAAACCTACCAGTGCTACTGCGTCAAATGACGCTATCCTGCTAAACGGTGAAAGCACAGTTGAAGATATCACACTGAAAGACTTCTTTTACGATTCTCAAAATGATACTGGTTATGGTTTTAGATTTGCACCTGGATTTACTGTAACTACTCGTTCGCCGTATATAAGAAATATTTCTGTTATAACGCAGGGGTCTGTTACTACAGCAGAAGATCCTAGAGGTTTTAACCAAGGTGACGCAGGCAAAGGCATATTCCTTGATGGATCGGTAGCCACGGCTAACAGTCGTCAAGCAAGTGGTTTATTTAATTCTATTACTTTGATCACGCCTGGCGTAGATGCTATGACACTTACTAATGGTGTAAGAGTAGAGTGGTTATCGTCTTTCACATACTTTGCTAAAAGATCAATTTACTGTTTTGACGGAACTGTAGGATTTAAAGGCACAGGCGGCCCGGGCGAAACTGGCTTGAGAGTAGATGGGTTATCTGGAACAATTACCGCAGGTGAAACAGTAGAATACTACGACACTGATGGTGTAACATTGCTTGAATCAGCCACAATAGAAAGTGTAGATCCTGACAACAAATTCTTTGTGCTAGGAAAACAAGACGGTTTTGAAACTGCTGCAGAACGTGGCGGAAAAACAATCACAGCCAACGGTGATGCTCAATTAGACACCGACATTAAACAGTTTGGATCTGCTAGCTTATTACTAGACGGCACTGGCGATTTTGCTTCTATTTCTTCTCAGACTGATTTTGGCTTTGGTGAGAATGATTTTACTGTAGAAGCCTGGGTATATCCTATTGTTATAAGCAGTTTTAGATTTATAACAGACTTTAGAGCTACGACAACTGATAATGCAGCGTTAGTTTATATTGAAAATGGAATACCGAAAGTATTTGTTCAAGGTAGTAATATTTTAGTATCAGACCAAGCAATATCTGTTAATGAATGGACACATATTGCATTTACAAGAAGCGGAACTACATCTAAACTTTTTGTTAATGGTGTTGAAAAAGCCAGCACTACTGATACTACTGATTACGGTGTGTCAAAACCCTTAATAATAGGATCACGGCTTGACGGATCTCAAGCTTTTTGGAACGGATTTATAGATGACGTAAGAATAATTAACGGCACTGCCTTTTATACAGATTCTTTTCCTCTCCCTACTCAGAGAGCACTCGTAACAGACGACACTGTGTTAATGGCAAGATTCGACGGAGAAGACGGTAGTACAGACTTTGAAGATGACGTACTACTAGCTCAGGACATTAGATTTTCGGGCGGCGCCACTGCAACTGCATTCACACTTACTGACTTTACAGATTTCGGTGCCGAAGTAAGAATCATATCATCTGCTTCTGTATATGGGGACTTTGGGTTGGTAGGCGACGGCAAAGGCGTTATAGTTTATGCTATAGGTCATAACCTTGCATATGTAGGAAACGGCAAAGAAGTAACAAACGATCCTACCACTGTTATACAAGCAAATGAAGTAGTTGAGCTAAACGGTGCTAAGATACGTTCAGTAAGCGTAGATCACAAAGGTGACTTTAGGGTAGGCGATCTATTTCTAATTAACCAAGACACCGGCGAAATAAGTTTTACAGCAGCTAATTTTAATTTAGGTGCCGGACAAGGAATTACTTTTACTGATGGCGGCAGTACTACATTTATAAACGGATCACGAATTGACGTAGGCGATTTTAGAATAAGCGGCAACACAATTGAAACACTGACGGGCGATTTTAATATTGCTGCTGATTCGAACGAAGTTAATATTGATTCTAATGTTAATATCGACGGTGACCTTGATGTTACAGGCAATGTCACAATAGGTGGAAATATCACAATCGGTGACGAAGAAACAGACACTATCGAGTTTGTAGCCGGCATAGATTCTGATATTATTCCAGCTGTAGATTCTACTTACTCTTTAGGAAGTGTCAGCCAAGAATGGCGTAATTTATTTGCTAATGTTCTTAACATTGATGACATTACGATTTCTAATAACTTTATAGAAACAACAGAATCTAATGCTGATCTTGAATTAAGAGCAAACGGCACTGGCACAGTTTATGTTCCGTCAAACGATGTAGAAATAGATCAAGATCTCACAGTGTCTGGCGATACTACATTGGGCGATACTACAATCACAGGCGACTTTACAGTCGAAGGTGACGTTGTTCAAACTGGAGATTATGATCTTACAGGTGATCTATCAGTAGGCGAAAATCTTTCAGTAGGAGCCGCAGCACAGTTTGAAGAGATTCTTATAGACGACAACTTTATAACAACTACATCGTCAAATGCCGATCTTGAACTAAGAGCCAACGGAACTGGTGTGCTACTGGTTCCATCAAATGATGTAAGATTTAATCAAACACTTGATGTTTTAGGTGATATCACAGGTTCAACGCTTACTACTACTGGCAGAATTACAGCTGACTCTTTTACTAATGGAAACATCCTTGTAGATGATAATTTTGTTACTACAACTGAATCTAATTCTGATCTTGAACTAAGAGCAAATGGCACTGGATCCGTTGTTATTGATGACTTTAGTATTAACGCTAATGTTATTACAACAATATCAGATTTTGTAATTGACCCCGGCAGCGAGAATGTCGTTATAGATTCAGTAGGCAGTTTGAAATTACCTGTAGGAACCAGTCTAGAAAGACCTACACCTCAAGCAGGCCAAATAAGGTTTAACACCGATCTTTCAAGATACGAAGGATATACCGGATCTAACTGGGTGAAACTTAATGGTGTAGAAGATGTTGACGGCGATACCAGTGTCACTGCCGAATTAACCGAAGGTGCTAATGATGACACAATTAGATTTACTGTTGCGAATTCTGTCGTTGCTGATATTACTTCAGATAGGTTACGTGCAGATAGAATAGATGTAGATGATATACGCATAGACAATAACACGATAAGTACTACAACAACCGATCAAGATCTAGTGTTAGACCCAGACGGCGCAGTAGTAATTGACAACTTTGAAATTCAAGATAATACAATTACAAATACGGTTTCGAATAGTGTAACAATATTTAATAACATAAACAACGGGTATGTAAAATTCGGAGGCACATCTGGATTAGTTCTACCAGTAGGGGGAAGCACAGAGAGACCTCCGGTAAGTAATTCAGAAACTGGCCTTACAAGGTATAACACTGATGATCAAAGAGTCGAAGTGTATGACGGAACAAACTGGGTATCAGTAGCTGGCTCAGCAGCAGGTGTGTCTCGCGCAGATGCTGAAGATATAGCAATCGACATTGTAATAATGCTAGGATAACGTAATGGCAACTTTTTTTAAAAACTCAATAGTAAATAGTATAGGCCTAGAGCCTGTAACAATATACGAAACCGGACCAGCAGACAGGGCAACTATTATAGGATTAAGTCTTACAAATCTCACACAAAACTTTGTGTATGTTGATGTTATGCTGAAAGATGATTCTAGTATAACCGGATTTTATGCTAGACAGATTCTAGTAGGAGCTAATACCAGCTTGCGTTTGGTGAACCAAGGTGAAAAACTAATAATAGCACCAAACAACGTGTTAATGGTTCGTTCTAGCGCAAACGATTCTATAGATTCTATTCTCAGCTATGTGGAGGTAGTGTAATGACATATTTTGTAGGCAGTTCGCCTGATCAAGTTTTAACCGGTATTATCAAAAGATATATGTACGGTCTAAGGCGCAACGACGATGGCGAACTTTTTCTTGTCAAAGTTGATCAATTAGCAGGCGGCGACGAAAACGTAGTCCTTATTAATAATCAAGGAACTGCAGACGACAACTATCCAGATTTTGAAGAAGGCATCGATTTTCTAGATGGACTAGATGAAAATAATGAAATTGTTTTTGATAACCTACGATATCCTCAAATAAAATGGGATGGCAGAAGCTTACTGTATTACATTGAAGAAGGCACTGGCCTCTTTGTACAAAGAATAAACGAAAACTTCGAATATCCAGAAGGATTGTCGTCGCCGTCCTTTAGTGATGCGCCAGAAGATCAAGTGATAACTACATATAGTACTCCGGACATAGGATTCGAAAATGGCTGAATTTAAACTAGAAAGATTCAAATACAACTGGCAAGGCGAGTGGCAGGCATCAAATGCTTATAAACGAGACGATGTTGTTTATGTAGGAGGCAAGAGCTACGTATGTATAAAAGCACATACGTCGTCTACACTTTTCAACAATGACCTTACAAACATTTTGCCTAACAGCGACCCTCCAATTCCAGACCCTTACTGGGTAGTAATGATAAGTTCGCGTACATTTTCAGGAAATTATACCATAGGACAATCCTATAACATAGGCGAAATAGTGTTATACGACGGCGGCCTGTATGAATGCATAAGCGGGCACGTTGCTAGTGATTTTGCACAACAGCGTGCAAACTGGAAAGTTACTTCTAGATTCATAAATTTTAAAGGAAACTGGCAAAGCAGTGTATCTTATGGCGCAGGCGCAGTTGTAAAATACAACGGCATAGCTTATCTATGCGAAAATTCTCATACTTCGAGAGGAATCCTAGAAGAAAATCAAAGCGACTGGTCAGTTTTTCATAGAGGAATAGAATGGAGAGGCGAGTGGCAGACACAAACGGAATATCGTCTAAATGACTATGTTAAATTTGGCGGTAGTATATTTCAGTGTATCGACACACATACTTCGCAAGGAAATACTATAGATCCGTCAAAATTCGTAGTAGAAGTGACAGGTAACAAGTTTATAGGTGATTGGTCGCCGACTGTGTTCTATGGTGAAGGTGATATTGTAAGATTTGGCGGATATCTATATTTTTCGACACAAGCAAACCAGGATGTAGATCCTTCACGTACTGAAAACGACAGTACAGTAGCATGGAGAATACTGGCAAAAACCAATCGTTTCAGAGGCGAATTCAGTGGCTCAGTAGAATATAGAACAGGAGATATTGTACAACGCGGCGGATATCTATATGAAGCACTTCAGGATGTAAACAGAAACACCGGAGATGCTAGCACTTTAGGTTACCTTAATGAAGATGTATGGCGATTGCTTGTTCCTGGTCAGAGATGGAAAGATTCCTGGCAGGAAGATACTTTATACGCAGTAGGTGATGTTGTTTATTTCTTTGGTGCTGCTTATACCTGTAACTTCGAGCACATATCAGAATTTGATAATGCTCCGGGCGATAACGGAGAAATATTTGATTACTGGGATCTGTTAATACAGCCCGGATCTCCTGGAGGGTTACGCGAGGTAGGAGATTTACTTACCTATGGATTATCGAGAGACCAGTACGGTGATTTAAGTACTTTAGGTGATACTGCTTTACCTATAGGCGACGAAGGTCAGATTTTATCAATTACAGAAGAACAGGAAGTATACTGGCGCAATATATTAAAAGATGCAGATACAATCTACGTAGATAATAACGGCGTTGACGACGACGGGTTCGGACTAGATCCTTATAGACCTTTCCAAACTGTGAGATTTGCCTGCGAATATGTAGAGGATAATTTTGCTCCACTAACTCCGATAAAAATATCAGTTGCTACTGGATTTTACCCAGAAATAGGACCTATTGTTATACCAGCAGGCTGTGCAGTTGTAGGAGATGAATTAAGATCTACAACAATAGCAGCAACAGATCCAAAACTAGATTACCAAGACGATATTAGTACGCATACTGCTATAATTAATCACTTCTTACAGTTTGCAGACGATCTTGTTCTTAATAGAGAGGTTGAAACTACGCCAGGAAACGATGTAAGACAGATTCGCAATTTGCCTGTAGGTACAGCCGCGGCTTTCGGAATAATACAAAATAGAGCAATTGATTATTTCAACAGAATCGACTTTGTTGCAGCAGACGGCAGCATTAATCCTTCAATCTCAGGGACTAATACCGTAAGCGAAGACCAGTTGATTGTAAATTCTGCAAATATTTTACAGAAGAATATACAGTTTATTATTGCTGAAATAGAAGCATTTACTGCAATTGTTTTTCCTGCGGAAGATCTAGATTCTACAAAAACTAGAAACGATATAAGAAGCTTTGTAAGAGGAATTACAAGAGATATAAGATTTGGCGGTAATTACGGTACTTTAAGAGCAGCAAATAGATATGCCAACGCTGTAGTAGGATCTCAGCTGACTGACCTTTTCTACTGTAGAGATACCACAGGTGTGCGTAATTGCACTATACAGGGACTAAGAGGCGGTTTGAATCCACCAGGTGTATTTGCCGCGTTTCAGCGCCCAACTGGCGGAGCCTGTGTCAGCCTTGATCCAGGCTGGGGTCCTGCAGACGAAAGAGCATGGATTGTTAATCGTTCTCCCTACATACAAGGAGTAACTAATATCGGTACACGCTGTATAGGCAAGAAAGTGGATGGTGCGCTGCATAATGGCGGCAATAAGTCTATGGTTTCAAATGATTTTACCCAAGTTCTGTCAGATGGCATCGGTGCATGGGTTACTAATAACGCAAGAGCAGAACTAGTTTCTATTTTTACCTACTACTGTTCAGTGGGATATCTAGCAGAAAACGGAGGGAAAATACGTTCTGCGCAAGGAAACTGTTCTTATGGTAAATTTGGAGCAATTGCTACCGGAAACGATGACACCGAAACACCAGATGTAGTTGAAGTGTTTAATAGAGCAAACGAAGCGCAAGTAGAACAAGCATTTGCTGCCGGTGCATCAGACGAACTATTCGTATTCGAATACTCACACTGTGGCGAATCATATACTACTGCAGACGCAAATATTATAGGCGCAGGCGCAGATGCTAATGTGGATTATACTGATTTTAGAGACGGTTCTGTATTCGAAGGAAGACTTATAAACACCAAAGGTTCGGGATCAGAAGGAGGTACAGGGTATCTTATACGCTCTGCCTCTGCACAAATCACAAGCGATGCTACTAGCTCTATTAGATTATCAAGCAACGACGAAACTCAGTTCTTAGAAGAAATAGATGGAATGAGAATTATTATAGAGTCAGGACGCGGCGCTGGCCAATACGGCTTTGTGAGCGATTTTGATGCAAACTTTAACGTAGTTACAGTACGTAGAGAATCAGACGGCGAGTTAGGCTGGGATCATATAATTCCCGGCACTCCTATAGAGCCGGACCTAGACTCTACTGCGGTATATAGAATTGAGCCAAGATTAACAGCAACTCCGCCCCCGTTCACAGCGGCTGCATATGATTTACCAAATGCAAGAACCATAAAAGACCTTACATTTGGATTTACCACTGTTACCTATACAAATATACAACTTTCTCTAGGAACAGGAGAAACCTTTGACGACGAAGCAATAACTGCTAGAGCTAATATCCAACGAAAAGGCGATACCTATAATGTTACAATAACCAGCGGTGGTGCAGGATATGCTGTAGGCGATGCTCTTACAATACCGGGTAATCTATTGGGAGGCGTAAGTCCGGCAAATGACTTAATCATTGACGTTACTGAGGTATCTGAAGACAGTACTAATAGTATCCTTGATTTTACTAGCGAAGGGACTCCCAGAGGCGGAAGATATGTGTCAATTGCTGATCCTAACTTTGCACTATATTCAGATGACGGAATAAATTGGACTGAGGTTAACACTTCTTTTGTAGGAGACTATCAGAAAATAGCCGCAGGCAACGACGTTTTTGTAGCAATCGCAAGCAATGAAAATACCATAGGCTATTCTCGAGACGGCGAAACCTGGAATACTATATCAGTAGGTGAAACTGAAAACTGGGTCGATATAAAATTCGGAAGCGGTGTGTTTGTAATGATTGCAGAAGGTACAAACACTGTTGTTTATAGCGAAGACGGACTTTCGTGGACAACTGCTAGTATACCAGTAGGCGGTGATTCTACTACAGGGCAGTGGCAAAGTCTAAGTTATGGCCAAGGGCAGTTCCTAGCTGTATCCGGTGATGCTAACGCTATTGCTAGATCGTCTGACGGTATCCAATGGTCAAGGCTTGACGGTGTGTTAGGAACTACAGATTACGATTGGGCTGCAGTAGTTTATGGAGATAATAGATTTCTTGCTGTGGATAAACAGGGAAACACACTGTTTTCTCTAGACAAAGGCAACACATGGCTTAATGGTGGTTCTATATCAGCCGTGTCGTCTGCTGCAGAATTTGTAGTAAAAGACGTTGAATTTAGCCAAGGCATATTCTTTGCTATCGGCAACGATGTTGAAGACATTACACAATATGCTTACACTACAGAATACGGAATCAGTTGGCAGGAAAGAGATCTTGTAGTATCTAAAAAATGGTCTACAGCAGCATATGCTACTCTAGGAGCAGCAGGAAAATGGGTTTTACTGGCAGACGATATTTCGACAGATGCTATTGTCAACGTAAATGCCGGAAGGCAAGCCAAGTTTAGAGCAGATGTTTTTACCGGTATATTTACTGTGGTTAAAATATGGGATCCAGGCTCAGCTTACACAACAGATAATCCTTGTGAAATTACTGTAATCGACCCTAACTTTGTAACTGAAGTTGAGATAGACGTTAGGCAAAGCAGCGGAGTATTGCCTCAGCCAGACTTTATTGATAGAGGAGCAGGCTATAGAAGTTCGAGCTCTGACATTACTATTACAGGTGATGGCTTCGCAGATATAATTCCGGAAGACAATGTATTAACTGTCTCAGGGGTTGATGTAGTACCCGGACCAGGTGTACAGATTACTATCAATGGTATATTAGATCCTGATACCCCTGATCCAAATGATCTAGCTCTATTTGTCGGTGTAGAAATTAACGACCTCGGCGACGACGGTACACGGAGAGGCACAAGATTAGTAAGATTTACAATTTCACCTAGTTTATCAAATGAGTTTAACCTCGTTCACGGTACTATAGCAAGATTACGATCAAGATACAGTCAATGTAGAATTTCTGGCCACGATTTTCTAGATGTTGGAACTGGTAATTTCGAAGAAACAAATTATCCTGAAATATATGCAGGAGGTAACTTTTTCATAGCAGCGCCAGAAAACGAAATTTCTGAGCTGGACGGCGGAAGAGTATTTTATACCTCTACAGACCAAGACGGTAACTTTAGAGTAGGCGAACTGTTTGGAGTTGATCAAGCAACTGGTATTGTTACTATATCGGCAGAATTCTTTGAACTAGATGGACTATCCGAGCTTTCTCTTGGTGGCATTAGATTAGGTGGGTCTGGCGCAGTAGTTAATGAATTCTCAACTGACCCTACGTTCTCAGCTGATTCTAATAACATTGTTCCGACCCAAAGAGCAATTGCGTCGTTCCTAGCAGACAGGTTGTCAGTTGGTGGCGAAAATCTTGAAACTAACCAGATTACAGCAGGTAGAACAAGAGTAGGCGGATCTGACAATGTAATCGACACATCATCGGGAGAATATCTTAGATTTGCGAGAGATGTTGATTTCAGTGGTCAGGACGAAAACGGTAACAGAACACAGATACAAGGAACTATCGTAGGACAGTCTTTATTTTTTAGAAATGATGTCAACGATTCGATGCAATAAGATGTGTATGATAAATATAGTAACGGAGTTATTTAATGGCTGAATTTAAACTAGGTAGGCTTCGATTTGTTTGGAAAAACGAATGGAGCACTGGTACTGTTTATTATAAAGACGATGTAGTTTCCTTTAATGGAAAAGTATACATCTGTGTTATAGGACACACAAGCGCAGAAGATTTTAATATCGATCTTACTGCAGTTCCAGTCAAATGGAATATAGTAGCCGATGGCCAAACATGGCTAGGAAATTGGCAGCCTCAGCAGGAATATCAAGTAGAAAACATTGTCAAATACGGGGCAAGGCTTTACATTGCAAAAATAGGACACATTTCTGCAGAAGACTCCTCGACAGGTCTTGAAGCGGATATAGATAAATGGGAAATCTACGCAGAAGGTCTTGAGTGGAAAGGCGACTGGCAAACTTCTTTTGATTACAAAATTAATGACTTTGTAAAATACGGTGGTTCGACTTATGTAGTAAACACACCGCACATATCCGCCGCCACAGAAGAACTAGGCCTAGAAGAAGACATTGAAAAATGGACTCCGTTTAATCAGGGATTTGATTTTAAAGGCGACTGGGATTATCCCATACGATACAAACTAAATGATGTTGTAAAATTTGGTGCTAGTCTTTGGATAGCAAATACACCTCATACATCACAGGAAGACTTTGGAGCAGATTCTGAAAAATGGACCAAGTTTGTTGAAGGCTTCCAGTACGAAGCAGAATGGTCTCCTTTTAAAAATTATCAACCAGGCGACGTTGTAAATTATGGTGGTAACCAATTTATAGCACTGTTAGATAATTCTAACGAATTACCTTCTACATCAACAGCCAACTGGAGTCTATTCAGTGAAGGTTTAAGATTTAGAGGAGACTGGAACGAAGATTCTTCTCTCACAGGATATCAGGTAGGTGATGTAGTACGACTAGGCGGATACAATTATAGAGCAATAAAAGACAGCGAAAATCAACAGCCGCCAAATACAGAATTTTGGGAAAGACTAAACACTGGCCTAAACTGGCGAGGTGCTTGGCTCGACGACCAAGAATATTTTGAAGGCGACGTTGTGCGATTTGGTGACAACTCTTATGTTGCTATTCAAAATCATATATCAGAAGGCGACGACTTTTCGTCTGAAAGCTCAGGCGCTGAAAATTCTCGTCCAGATGTAGACAACGGAACGTATTGGAATATTATAGCAGTTGGTACTGAACAAAGTGTTCTTACTGAAGTAGGCGATTTGGTATATTTCTCTACTGGCGGTCCTCAGAGACTGCCTATAGGCGAAAACGGCCAAATACTTTCTGTTTCAGCAGAAGGCATACCAGAATGGGCGTTCATTGGAGATTCGGCAGATGTATATTATGTTGCAGAGTTTGGCAAGGACGAACCGGCTCCTATATATGGAAAAAATATAGATAGACCGTGGAAATCAATTAGATATGCCGCTCAACAGGTAGAGCAAGGAACGAAAGAACCAAAAGCAGCAGAGTTGCTAAAACTTAATAGACGTTTTATCCAGAGAGAAATTGTAGAATGGACTGACTATCAAGTAAACAATGATATAGCACCGTTCACTTCGAGTTTTGATTATGACACTGTAAAATGTGAAAGAGATATGGGTTTCATAGTTGATGCATTTATTTGGGATCTACAGCACGGCGGCAATGTTCGTTCTCGCGAAGCTGCTCTAGCGTATGTTAATGCTCCAGAAAATTCAGACTATCAAAACCAAAAACAAGAAACAGTTGCTAGCATTAATTATGGAATTTCTCTCATACAGAATGTTCTAGCACAAACAGAACCGGAAGAATTATATCAGGTGCTAAATGGTGACAACTCTACACGCATAGTAGAACAATATTTTATACCAGAATACGGAAGACAAGATAATGTCGATTACGACAGCACAATCACAGGCAGTACCACAGGCGGAATTGCTTCGGGCAGCAGCACAGGATCATCAGGATTTACCGGCGGCGGTATAGGAGGATACTAAAAGATGGCAACGATATTTGAGACAATTGAAAGTCTAGGAAAAATTGTAACAGACGCAGTTACAGCCGGTAACGACGAAGCAGTTCCTGCTAGATCAATTAGAAAGACACTTATCAAAGTGTCTACTGGACAATATAGAGAAGTTTTACCTATTATCGTGCCAGCAGAATGCTGCATAATGGGAGACGAATTGCGTTCTACAAATGTTCAGCCAAGAAAAGATTCTAACAGCATATTGACTTCTAAGAATGATTTCAAGTATAGCTCTTTAGCAATAGAAAGAATAGAAGCTGTAATCGGCGATGTGGTTGAAGGAGTTTCTTTTAGAAACACTCCTGGAAATACAATTGCACAAATTGATTCATGGCCTTATGCAGAAGCTCCTCAGGTAGCATCAGAGGCAGAAAGATTAGCAAGAAATATAAAGAAGACTATTGATGTAGAACTTGGAAACAAAATTGATGCTAAACTAGTCCCTGCATACGATCTGTCGGATCCTAATATCGGAAACAGCAGAGACCTAGGCCTCCTCAACAAAGAATTTATTAAAGCAGAAGTTATTGCCTATCTCGCAGAAGAATATCCTAATATAAGATACAGTAGAACAAAAGCCAAAAAAGATATAGGATTTATAATAGATTCTGTAGCATACGATCTTACATACGGCGGCAACTGGCAGAGTGTTAATGCTGGTGAAGCTTATTATGACGGCGTAGATTTTGGGATAGGATCTGATGACAAACAAGCTGTTCTTGATGCTCTAACCTATCTAAGCGCTCTGATACAGACAGTCGGCAGGAATATTATTGTCACTCCTCCGTTTCAAACCGAAGTAGAGCAAATTCCGGGAACAGGGGGAACACTAGCAGTTTCTGCCATTATAGATGATTTAATGAACGACATAATTGCAATTATTGACTCGGGCTCTGGCACTATCACAATTACCTATCCATCAACGGTAGATTCGCCTGATGTAGAAGTTGCAGCTAGTAACGCACTTGTTGCAGCACTACCAGAAATACAAGAAAAGACTATTGATTTTATTAATGAGAATTTTGGTACCTTTACTTTTGATAGTGCAAAATATAGAGAAGATTTTGCAAATATTCTAGAAGACGTTGCTTTCGATATAGCACTAGGCACAAACTACAACAGTTTTGCTAACGGAATTGTCTATGACAAAGCGTATAATAGAAATATACTAAGAACAGATCAAGCTGCTATTGTCGGTGCAATAAGATTTATGCGAGACGAAGTTGCAGATCTTGTTAGTTCTACAACAGCAACCACTCGTGCAACCGATTCTTTTAACAATATAGTAGACATAATTAGAAAAGGTAGAGATTCTAGTCCTTCGCTTTCTTATCCTACTCCTACCGGAGCAGACCAAGATAGAGTAGATTCAAAAAATCTTATCCAAGCAAATATAGACTTTATTATAGAAGACACAATTGCTTATATTGATAATCAAGTACAAGAAAATACAGTTAACGATCCTGATCCAGCAAGCATTTGGTTCGAATTTGAGTACGACGAAGATCTATATAGAAGAGAGCTAGAATATCTTCTACAATCATTAAGTTATGATGTGCTTTATCAAGGCACACAAGCAGTAACAAAATTAACAGAATCGTATTTCTTCCAAGATACAACTGTTTGGAACGGAGAAATTGCAAACATAGTCGACGCGTACGAACACCTAAGTGATATAACAAAACAGGTTATACAGGAACAGAGCGTTTCTACACAATCAGGTAACACAGAAATACAGACTACTCTAGGTACTCCGGCTACTGCAACCGAAGCTGGTCAGATTGAACTTAATATTGACATCATACAGGATGCACTAACAGCCGAAAGTCTAACAGGTGTTCCGGCTATATCGTTCCCAGACGCTACTTGGCCTGCAGCAGAATTCCAAACTGCTAAGAACACAATCGATACAAATGCAGACACTATTGTTGTAGATGCAATCCAATTTGTAACAAACGAATACAGTGGATTTTCCTATATTCACTCAAAATGTAGTAGAGACCTAGGTTTAATAGCAGAGGCTGCTAGATACGATTGGATGCTAGACACTAACTATGCTGGTATACTAACTGCATATTCATACCTAAGAGCAGAATCTAAAAAGGTATTAGGAGAGCAGAAAGATGCTACACTAGCAGCAAACGAATATGCTCGCCGCTTGGTAAACAACAATGTAAACGGAGTAGTAGACGCAATAATTACGGTAAACGCTACGTGGGAATACGTAAACGATATAATTTGGTCCGCATCTTCGGAAGGTAATGTAGACCAGGTCGATTTTATTGAAAACTATAATGCAGTTCGACAATTAGAATTGAATAAAGAACTTGTTGTCCAAGAAGCAAAAGCCTATGTAGACGACTGGTTCTTTGATGTAGCAGTATCAGAGGTCGGAACAAATCAAGTAGTTATAGCAGACACAAGCTGGCTAACAGCAAACATGCCGGTTCAATTTACTATACCCAACAATTCTTCCGAACTTACGCTTTTTAACGTTGGTCTGCAAGACGATGTGAATTATTTTGTAAAAGATATTATAGACGAAAATACGTTTACAATATCTACGGTTATAGGCGGTACTGAAGAAGAACTTACTCCTCAGCAATCGGCCTTTGATTATGACAAAAAATCTTTTAGAAGAGAAACACAATTAATTATAGAAGGTTCAAGTTGGGACACGGTTCTTAACACAAACTACAATGCTGTAACTAGAGGTTTAGCTGTAAGAAGAGGTACAGCAGGAACAGATATAGCAACACAACTGGAAGAAACACTAGACGGTATTAGCCTTAGTCAGACATTAGTAACTGATTTAAGAGCTATAAAATTAGATGTAAATGCACTGTCAAGAGTTAATGCAGCATTTAACGAAGTACGAGATATTGTAGAAAACGGAGATGCAAATGCTGACGCACTTAGCATACCTCCGGGTGATCTTTCTACAACTGACCAACAGAATGCTGTTGATCAATTAACAAATAACCGCGATTTTTTACGGGCAGAATTTATTGCCTATATAGATCAAAATTATGCAGCACTTACATACGATGATGCTCAAAGAAGCAAAGAACTAGGGTATTTTATTGATGCAATAAGATATGACATAATGTATGGCGGCAACAGTGCTTCTAGAGAAATTGCAAGAATTTACACAGAAGACAGCAATTTAACAGATGGTTCTACAGAACAAACCGCACTAGTAGACGGTTTAGATTATATTAAAACAATTATTCAAGAAGTAATTGTAGAAACAGACGTTACAGAATTACAGAGCGGAATAGCACAAGACTTTTCAGGAGCACCTGCAACTTCTACCGAAGCTACTAAAGCAGAAACTTTGCTCGACATAGCAAGAGATGTTGCGAATACTCTAAACTTGATTGTTCTTGACGATGTAGAATATCCTGTAGTGACTTGGACAGATGAAAATCTCCAAGAAGCCCAGTATAGTTTGTTAGAAAACAAAGAAGAAATTTCAATTCAGACTGTGAGATATATTGACAGACAATACTCGTTTATTTTAAATGTAAGCGCTGATTTCGAATATAACGAAGAAATATGTGCTAGAGATCTTAGAGAATACATTAACGCTATTGAATGGGATCTTGTACAGCCAAAACAGTGGGAAAGAAAATACACAGAAGGTGTTACAATATACAGACCTGGTTTTTATAAATCAAAACTAGCAGGTAGGTACTACTACAATTCAGTAATAGGTTCCCAAGAAGAAGACCTCTTCTATCTTAGAAACGGTACTGGACTTAGACTGATGTCGCTGGACGGGTTGAAAGGTGATTTAAAACCAGCCAACGAATTTGGAACCAGCAGACCTACCGCAGGAGCTTATGCATCTCTTGATCCTGGATTTGGTCCAGAAGATTCTAGAGCATGGATAACCGCAAGATCTCCTTACGTGCAGAATGTGTCGACGTTTGGCTTTGCTGCTGTAGGACAAAAAATTGACGGCGCATTACACAACGGCGGTAACGATTCTATCGTTTCTAATGACTTTACACAGGTTATTTCAGACGGAATTGGAGCATGGATTACCAATAACGGCAGAGCAGAACTAGTTTCAGTATTCACATATTATTCACATGTGGGCTACCTAGCAGAAGCAGGCGGAAGAATTCGTGCTACAAACGGTAATAATTCCTACGGTACATTTGGTTCTTCTGCAGAAGGTGTGGATCCAGACGAAACACCAGTAACTGCTGTTGTCGATAATAGAACACAATTTAATGCTACTGTAGAAAATGTTTTCACTGACCAAGACGAAATTCTCCAGCTTGAGTTCGGACATGCTGGTGATAGGTATACCGAAGCTGAAATCAATATATTCGGTGCTGGAGACAGCGAAGAGTTAGTAGCAGACGAATTCAGAGACGGAGCAGTAAAACAGATAAGAATAGTAGAAACTGAGCCAGACACTGCTGGCGGAAGTGGGTTTACACTTGTTTCGAATACAGCTCAAACAGGTAGTTTTACTAGCTTATTCCTTGCAGCAACAGATGGAAATCTAAGCTCTGCTTATCCAGGCATGGCAATATACATAACTGCTGGAGCAGCTACCGGACAGTATGGCACCGTATATACATATGATTCGGGCTCAAAAGAAGCAGAAGTAGTAAGACCAACTACTTATACTCCAACCTCAGCAGGAAGTTTTACTACATCGACAATTTATAGAATCGAAGACGCAGGTGACACAGATTGGGACAGTATCAGCAATGAAACCCTTATTAATCCAAGACCGGGAACTATATTCACTGCTACAGGTGCAGGATCGGGCACAGGGACTGCTATTGAAATGGAGCTCGGCTGGGAACATGTTATAGCAGGTACGACTATAACTGCGCCTAACTCAAGTTCTACTTATCAAGTAGAGCCGAGAGCATTCTTTACTGTTCCTTCAAAAACTGCTACTGCAGAATCTATTGCTTCGAATACATATTCAACTGCAGAATATTTTGAAACTGCAGCACAATATAATTCAGTTGCTACCACTACAAATTCTGACGGAGAGCAAGCAACCTTTGATGTAACCAGAATTGGTTCTAAGTACTACCTCTCTCTTAACAACGCCGGCGAAGGTTATACTAGATTAAACACTGTTACTATATCAGGTAATCTATTAGGAGGAACAACTCCTCTCAACGATATTACAGTAACAATCACAACTATAGACGAAACAAACGGATCTATAATAGATTTTGATTTCGATGGTTTAGGACAGAAAGGTGTATTTGTTATTGCCCCAGCTAGCGGCAGCACAGCAAATGTAAGTATAGAAGGCTCAAACTACTCTTCTGCTACGCTTGCTACTTCTGCTAGCTGGGTTGATTCTGCAAGTGGTCTGCTAGACGACGGATCTAGTATACTAAAACCATCCGCATTGGTAATTGCCGCCGCAGACGGAACTGTAAACTATTCATCAGATGCTGACACATTTGAGTCAGCCGACAGTGGAATAGGTTCAGGCACAATTAAAATTGCGTTCGGACAACCTGCGCCGGGCGATAACAGATTCTTGATTACAAATTCTACATCAACCGATGTCAGCGCTTCAACAGACGGTGGCGCTACATGGAGTATTCAGTCTGGAGTATTGCCAGCTACAGGTGTTACTGCGTTGACACACGGCAAAGGCAGATTTATGGCACTTGAAGGAGGAAGTAGTAACGCTTATTATTCCCAAGATGGCGGTTTAACATGGACAACTTCTCCGATTGGCGCATCGGCTGACTGGGTAGATGTAGAATGGGGTAATGGTAGATTCGTTGCTATTGCTAGCAATACAACTACTGCCGTATACTCGACAGACGGCATAACATGGATACAGACTACTTTACCAACAGGCGGAGTATACCGTCAACTATCATACGGACAAGGTATTTTTGTAGCAACCAGAGACGATAACTCTATTGCTTATTCGGAAGACGGTATTCTTTGGGAACTGTTTACATTAGGAGCAGAAGCTGCCGGATATGACGCAGTAGCTCACGGTAATCCTAATCTTAATCATCAGTTCTTGGTTGTCGGCGCAAGTAGTCCAACAACTACAGTTTCGATCGCAGAAATCGGCGCCAGAGCAAAAGGCAGAACTGGCGTAGCTAATGAACAGTTATTCCAAGTACGTTTAACAGAGCCGGGCAGCAATTACGATACTGCTCCTACAATTTCAATATTTGATCCTAACAATATTGAACCTGTAGAGCTTGCGGTTAGACTAGGCAATGGTTCTCTTGCTAACCCGACATTCGTTGCTAGAGGATCTTCCTTTACTACTGCAACTGCAGAAATTAACGATCAAAACTCGAACGGGTTTGCTGATTTCTTCCAGGATGGCAGTTTTGTTGCTGTAAGACGCCTCTCTGCTAGACCAGTTAACGGATCGAACATTGTGTTTGATAGCCTGCCAGAACAGGTATTTAAACTGGTTAACACTGTGTCTTTTATAGGTAGCAACGAAGGGTCATTTACGGCATTCTTACAGCTATCACCTGAAATGAGCATTACAGACGCACCTCAAGACGGTGTAGGAGCTACACTTAGAATTAGATACAGTCAGGTACGTGCCTCCAGTCATGACTTCCTTGATATTGGCACCGGTAACTTTGTTGATACTAACTATCCCGGTATACCTGTAAATGCTCCAGACCCTGATAGAGAAACAAATGAGTTCGACGGTGGTAGGGTGTTCTTTACAGCTACAGACCAAGACGGTAACTTCAGAGTAGGTAATTTGTTCTCAATCGAACAGGCTACTGGTGTGGCTACACTTGATGCTGAAGCATTTAATATTGCTGGCTTGCAGGAACTATCACTAGGTGAAGTTACACTAGGCGGAAACTCTGCAGCAATCAACGAGTTCTCAACAGATCCGTTCTTTACTGCTAACTCTGATAACGTTGTTCCTACACAGCGAGCAGTCAAAGCATTTATTGAAGCACAGATTGGCGGCGGCGGCGCCAGTCTAAATGTTAACTCTGTAACGGCCGGCGACGTGTTTATTAATACTAACCAGATTACTACTGTGTCGGGCGAACAGATAAATATACGAGCAAACGTAAACTTTGAAGGTGCAGTCCTCGGACAACCGCTAGCTTTCAATTACTACTTGAGATAATGGAGATAAAAAACGATGGCAATTAACGGAGTTTTAGGAAGACAAGCACTTGGAGCTGGCACCGACGATATAGTTTATACTGTGCCTGCAGAAACCTTTTCCGTTGTAACTATAAGTGTTACTAACAGGAATTCACAAACAAGATCTGTACGTATTGCGCTTACAGACCAAGCTGCTCCTGCAGATGCAGATTATATAGAGTTTGATACAGATCTACTAGGTAACGGAACTCTTGAAAGAACCGGAGTTGTATTACAGGCAGGATATAATGTTTTTGTACGTTCTAATAGTACAGAAGTTACAGCAGTTGTTTACGGCTTAGAGACAGAAACTTCCTAAGGAATAAAAAATGCGTAAAATATCAACAGGTGTAACAGGAAGACCGCTACTAGGTAATTTATTTGCTCGTGACAATATAGTACAAGGTATTGTGCCCAACGCTAATCTAATACTAGATCCAGACGGTACAGGTAAGGTAATCACAGATGCACCTTTTGAAATAACAAACACTACTGCAAGTAATAGTACTTCAACCGGATCTTTGGTATTAAGCGGCGGCATCGGCATTGCAGGTGATATTAATTCAGGCGGCGATCTTGTTTCTGGCGGAACTATAGAAGATTCAACAGGGTTCGGTACTGCTTCTACACACATTACTATACCAACCGGCACTATTGCAGATAGGCCTGGCGGCGCTAGTGCAGGTTTTGTAAGATTTAATACGGACTACGAATTGTTAGAAGTATACACCGGTTCTAAGTGGCAGGTGTCGGGCTTTCAAGACGTAGATGTAAGTTCTGACAGAACCACCCTTGCTTTTCAAACAAATTGGGTAAGCACATCAAGCGGAACTGTAACTGTTGATCTACCAGGATCTCCCTCAAAAGGCGACGAAGTAAGATTCTTTGATGTTGACAATACGTTCGATACTAATTCTCTTACTGTAGCTAGAAACGGCAGTAACATCATGGGAGATTCCGATGACCTAGTAGTTAGTACAGAAGGAGCTGCATTTTCTTTGGTTTATTACAATGCTAGCGCCGGATGGCGAATACTTACAGTCTAAGGTAAATTTATGGCAAATTACAACTCTTATAAACAGGTAAAGTCAGACCAAATACCTCCGGGAATTATTACTGACGAAAAATTAGATATCGAGACTCGACATAGATTAAATGTAAAATGGATCTACGGAAATCCTTGTCGATGTTCAAGTGGATGCTGTTGTGCCTGGACTGTTCCAGAAAATACACGTCGAGTATTTTGGGAGTTGTGGGGCGCCGGTGGCAACGGCCATGGCGCGTGTTCCTGTAGTAGATGTCATCACTTTGCTGGTGCACAAGGTGGTTATTATAATAGCAAGATGATTTCTACTGAGCCCGGCTGTGTTTATACAGTATGCGCAGGCGGCGTTTATCCCTGTTTAAGTAGAGAATGCGTAGCCTGTAATGGATGCACTACATATGCAAATGGATTTAACCTAAGTGGCTTTTGTGCAATAGGTGGCAGAACAGGTTGTGCAAATACTGACTGGACCAACAGTTCGTTTAGTTGTTGGCCTTGCTGTCTTGCACCAGGCCAGAACGGCGGCGATTTTGGAATGGGAAACCACAGCGGTAGCTTCGGCGGCATTTTTAACTGTCACTGTCATTGGCAACAAACAAGACCAACTAGTGCGCCTTTTATCGGCGGCAACGTAGAACAGCAAATACATGTATGCTATATACGTTGCGGCTGCTGGATTGTTCCTTATGGTCACGGAGGCCAAGGAGGTATGTCTAGCTATTGTGGTAGTGGCTGCTGCGGTCAAGGCGGCACAGGTGGTCCTGGACTGGTAAAAATAACATATGCATAGTGAGAAAATTTAATGGCAACGTATTCGAGTTATAAAAAAATATCAGCCGAAGAAATCACCGACGGATCTATTCAAGATGCTGACATTGATAATAATGCACTGAATACATTTGGTGTAAAATGGATCTACGGAAATCCTTGTCGATGTTCAAGTGGATGCTGTTGTGCCTGGACTGTTCCTACAGGAGTTAAAAAAATAACCTGGGAGTTATGGGGCGCCGGTGGCAACGGCCATGGCGCGTGTTCCTGTAGAAGATGTCATCACTATCAAGGAGCGCAGGGCGGTTCTTATAATACAAAAAGCATAGGTACTAGCGAAGGCTGTGTTTATACAGTATGCGCAGGCGGCGTTTATCCCTGTTTAAGTAGAGAATGCGTAGCCTGTAATGGATGCACTACATATGCAAATGGGTTTAACCTAAGTGGCTTTTGTGCTTGCGGAGGCCAAACAGGAAGAGCAAATACCAGTTGGAATACAGGGTGCTTTGCTTATAATGGATTTTGTCGTGCACCAGGAGATAATAATGGCGACTTTTATCAACAGACAATGGTACCGGGCTGGAGCACAACTAGTGCGTATTGTCACTGCCACGTTCAGGAAGTGTTTCCGGGCCCGGCAGCAATTATAGGCGGAACAGTTAACCAGAGTATTAGACAGTGTTGGATACGCTGCGGATGTTGGTCAGTGCCTTATGGTCACGGCGGACAAGGCGCAATGAGTACATATTGTGGTAGTGGATGTTGCGGACAAGGCGGCACAGGTGGTCCTGGACTGGTAAAAATAACATATGTGTAGGAATTCATAATGGCAAGTTATAAAAGCTACAAAGCAAAACTTACTAGCGAAAACATTCAAGCTCAGGCTATAACCCAAGAAAACATTGCAGACACTACGAGATCGAGTTTCTGTACAAAATGGTTTTATGGTTCGCCGGGTGCATGTACTAGTGGATGCTGTTGTGCTTGGACTGTTCCTACTAATGTAAGAGTGTTGCGTTGGGAACTGTGGGGTGCTGGCGGCAATGGAGCCGGCACATGCTCCTGTAATAGATGTCAGCACTTCGCCGGCGGCGGCGGCGGTAGCTATAATACCAAAACTATAACATCTGATGTCGGATGTACTTACACGGTGTGCGCCGGTGGTGTTTATCCTTGTTATAGTCGAGAATGTAACGGCTGTTGTGGATGTACATCATATGTAAATGGATTTGGACTTAGTGGGTTTTGTGCGTGCGGCGGCGCAAGAGGCTGCGCAAATGGCAGTTGGAATAGTAGTTGTTTTTCTTTTCCGTCCTATTGCCGACAACCCGGCGACAACGACGGCGACATGGCATCATTTAATCACAACGGACAGTACGGCGCAACTCCGTATCAATATCCTGGCGGTACGTGTCACTGCTGGAAACAGATTAGTTCAGCATCAACCGGAATATTTCTAAATGTAGGTAAGATAGACCAGCATAGTAACTTTTGTTGGATCCGCTGCGGTTGCTGGTCAGTTCCTTATGCTGCTGGTGGCCAAACCGCCCATACTAATTATTGTGGCAGCAGTTGTTGTGGACAAGGCGGTACTGGTGGCAGCGGCGTCGTTAAACTAACTTATTATTAATAAATACGTACTACTATATAGGAGAGAGTAAAAATGCCTTTAATTGAAGTAGATTATGAATTTGGATTACCAGACGAATATATGGTAGACCATAGTCAAAATCAAGGTAAAACCAGAACTGCAACTTATGACGGGCCAGATAAACTCTACCTAATTATCGATAACGAAACAGGCAAAGAAGCAATGGGTCCTATAACTGCGGAGGAGAAAGCCGACGGCAGACCAGTTCCTGAAGGTTGTAGATATGTAGAAATTGATTGTGTAGAAAATCCGCTGTTATGTCAATTACGAGGACCTGTAATAGACGAAGCAGAAGAAGATTATACAGAAGAAGTATTCCATCCCCAATCTCCTGCAATAGAAGGATATGATAGATTATCTTATCAGCTACCTTTACAACCGGCCGATATATATGACAAATTTGGTATAATCGTCGATAGTAATAACAATGTAACTATACCTACAAGAACTGTTACTGATGTATTTCTAGGAGAGGATGTTGGCGATCTACCCGATTGGAACTTTATTAGAAAACATCGTGATGCATTATTATCAAATTCTGATAGCGAAATAGCTGACGACATGCCAGAATCTCTTAAAACAGAATGGAGAAACTATAGACAGCTATTAAGAGACCTGCCAGACGTTATGATGGCAAATAATGTTCCGCCGCACGTTGCGTTGTTTATGTTCCCCCAGGTACCGTTTAGTGATCCTCTAGAAGATTAGAATATTTTTAGAAAAGTGGCATTATGCCACTTTTTTTTGATACTTAAACCATCCTCAATAAATATCTTATATTAAGGAATCTATATGACTAAAAGATCTACAGCGTTTTTTATAAATGGCGGTGCTGGCCGCGTTATTTGTTCTATTCCTGCATTTGAATTATACGCAGAAGAAAATCCTGAAGATGATTTTATTATTGTTTGTGAAGGAGGAAGAGACTTTTTTAAAGGACATCCTTTATTAGGAAAGAAAGCATATGATGTTTGGCACCAAAACTTATTTGAGGAAAAAGTTCGAGTAAGAAATTGTATAAGTCCAGAGCCTTATAGAATTTGGGAATATTACAATCAAAAGTGTAACTTGTCTCAGGCATTTGACATCGCGATAAACAATAAAGGCATTAGAAATCTCAATAAGCCTAATATTTTTATAAACAAACATGAAATGATATCAGGAGCAAGTGTTGTAGAAGAAATTAAGCAAGTAACTGGATTTGATAAAGTTATAGTTATTCAACCGTTTGGCAGAAGTATTGAAAATATAAATAATTTTATAGTGGATTCTACATCAAGAAGTTTTCAACTTAATAATATTATAGATATTATACAAAAATTAAGGAAAGAATACGGAATCATTATAATGAGCGAGATTCCGGTTAATGTTGAAACTAAAAATAACGAATCTCCTATTGCTCAACCAGAAATACCTGATTTAAAAGTTTGGTGCGGCATAATAGAAGTAGCAGATCATTTTTTAGGTTGCGACAGCTTAGGACAGCATATTGCTAAAGCACTTGGCAAAACAGCTACTATTATCACAGGAAGTACATACCCCATAAATATTTCTTATCCTGAGGATCCTAACTTTGATATTATTGATGTTGGAAACGGAAAAAGAGTTTATGCTCCGATTAGATTAACAATGGAGGATGAACAAGATCGTCACAACGACGAAATAATGGAATTAGATGAAACTCAGATCGAAACTATTTGTAATATTGTTCGTAAAAGAGTAGGAAAATCAAAAAAATCAAAATTACAAGCAAGTACAAATGTTAACCCTAGTCAGCCAAAATTAATTCCAGGAGCAAAACCTTTTACATCGACCGGAGATGTTAAATAATGAGTCTTTGGATAGCCGGCATTACACGAGGACATAACGCAGGAGTATGCCTACTAAAAGACGGTGAAATTGTTTTTAGTTCAGAAGAAGAACGGTTTAGTCGGCAAAAGTACGACGGTGGCCCTTACGCTAGTATGATTAAGATATTGGACTATACAGATAAAATAGATTATCTAGTAGTAGCACACACACAACCTCTTAACACCACGGCTGGCCGGGTTGATTTCACCAACGATGATGTTTATACAGGACTTGCGAGAAAACTAGGACTAATTGATCGTTCTTCTGACATAGATATGTACAATCATCCTCAAGTTATTGATTTAGCTGACCAACATCATAAGCTACATGCTCAGGCTGCTTTTTATAGAAGCGGATTCAAAGAAGCTGTTGCTGTTATAATTGACGGCGCTGGCACATTTTTAAATATGGAATGGGACGGTGAGCAACAAATAGGTTTTGAATTAGAGAGTATGTTCACCTGTAATTATCCTGCAGATTTTAGAACAGTATACAAGCACATAGGCGGAAACGGCCCTATCGGCCATGCATATATTCCTAACCTTCATTCGTCTAACGCTAGAGAAGAACACAACGGAACATACGAATGTTTTATTGATGACACCGGCGGAATTGTTAAATCATATGAATCTGTTACACAGTACTGCGGATGGCAAAGTATCGAAGCCGGAAAAACTATGGGGCTTTCGCCATATGGTAACCCTAATCCTAATATTCCTAAAATTTTTACAGACAGCGGCACCGGTAGTAGATGGAAAACTTCAGACAGAAATGTAATAATTCCAACTTATCCTAACGGTGCTTTTTTAAACGCTGCTCGCTATGATGAGTTGTTAACTCCTCCGGATTATGACGGAGATGTAACTTTGTTACAAAATCGGCGAGACATGGCATATGCTGTTCAAAAAGAAACACAAGAGTTTGCCCTTGAACTAATACTAAAAGCAGTCGAAAAGACTGGAATTAAAAATGTAGTTTTTAGTGGTGGCTACGGATTAAACTGTGTTGCTAATTACTTCTACCTCGACGATCTTAATAAACACGATATTAATTTTTATGTAGAGCCAGTATCAAACGACGCCGGAACTGCAATGGGTGCAGCATTATATTGGAATCATAAAACTACTCAAGATTCAAAGCAGAGACCGCGTGCAGAATCTCTTTATCTTGGTCCTAAGTATACTTATTCATTAGATAATATCAATGAAGTTTATCAAAAGTACAATGCTACAAATATAGAAACTGTTACAGTAAGCGATATTATTGACCTAATTAGAGAAAAAAATATTGTAGCATTATTTCAAGGAAGGGCCGAAGCCGGACCTAGAGCATTAGGAAATAGAAGTTTGCTGTTTGATCCTACAGCAGAAAACGGAAAAGACATTGTAAATAGGGTAAAACGACGTGAGTATTTTAGACCGTTTGCTGCTTCGGTATTAAAAGAACATGCAAATAATTGGTTTGATATGAAGGGAATGACAGAGTCTCCGCATATGATGTATGCTATGAATTGCATGCCCGGAGTAGCTGAAAAAATTCCTAGTACTATTCATGTCGACGGTACTTGTCGAATACAAACAGTATCTAAAGAGCAAAATAAAATCTTTTATGAATTAATAGAAGAATTTTATAAATTAACAGACATTCCGATATTATTTAATACCAGCTTTAATTTAGGCGGTGAACCATTAGTTGAAACCCTTGACGATGCTGTTAGAACTTTAGTAAATAGTCAAATTGAATATCTATATTTGCCTGAGCACGATTTATTAATTAAAAGTGAGAACTAAAGAAATAAAGTGAATAGCGTGTTATAAAGTATTATGCAAGGAATATTTAATAATCTAGCAGAGGAAATTTCTTTTTTTTCACCGAACTCTGCTTTAAATGTAAAAATAGAAGAAATACATTCTGGACAAAAAATTATTATTATTGATAATTTTTATATGAATCCTGAAAAAGTACAGAAACTAGCTCTAAGTATACCGCCTACATATAATCCTTCGATTGTTGCCGGAGTTCCTGGTGGCAGAGTAGACGCATCGTATTATTTAGGCTTCTTGTCAAATTTATTTAATCAATTAATAAATGATGTATATTATAAAGATACAAGAGACTATGATTGTACCTGCCTTGTGGAAAAATCTACGTTTTGTGTAAATCTTATAAATGATACAACTGAATTAGCAGCACAATGTCCTCACATAGACGGCACCGAAGGATTTGCCGCAGGAATTTTTCTTAATAGTCCAGAAAGCTGCACAGGAGGCACAAGTTTTTATACATACAAAGGAGACATAACTCCTAGTCATTATCCCGATGATGATCTAAATCCAAACAATTATCCAGAATATATAACAGATGATTACAAGGATTTTAAAAAAATATACACAGCAGAAATGAGATTTAATAGACTAATATTATATAAGAGAAATATGCTACATACAGCTTACATTACCAAAAACTCGTTTACAAAAGATAGTCCTAGATTAATGCAGATGTTTTTTATATGAGATATGATATTTTTTCAACGCCGATATTTATAGATACAATTGACCTTGACAAGATAGATATAGGAAATCCTCCTACGGAAAAAATATGGCTTAGTCAGACACCTAGTACATTAGGTCAAGATCATACTGTTTCAGAAGAAACTGTAAATTATCTAGCCGAAGTAATCAGTAACAATCTTGGTGCGAACTTAATAGGAGACAATCCTAGATTCGGAGAAATTTGGAGAAACAAATATCAAGAACATGATTGGCAGGATATTCATATCCATCCTCATAGTTCATGGAGTTTCGTAATTTATGAAACTGTAGATTCTTCAAAAACTGTTTTTATGAGCCCTATTTTTAAAGATATTCAAAATCACCTAGGAACTAATTTATCAGATTTTCCTTTAGATTTTAGACCCCAACTTAAAAAAGGTGATATTATAATTTTTCCAAGTTATCTAGAACATTTTGTAATGGCTGGAAATGTTGGCTCTACAATAAGCGGAAACATTTATATGGATTACATGTAATATGAGTTTATTGCCTAGTTTATTAGTAATCGATAATTTTTTAGATAGTCCAGATCTTATAAGAGAACAGGTTATAGAATTAGATTTTCCAGTTACTGGCACTTTTCCAGGCATTAGAACACTAGCAGCTGACGAAGAATATCAAAATTTTATTCAAAAAAGATTTGAAAAAATTTTAAATGCAAAAATAAAAGATTGGAAAATGGATAGTTTTTCTTTTCAGCTATGTTACGAAGATGCTGAGTCCTGGGTACACAGCGACGATGCTGACTGGGCCGGCGTACTTTATCTTACTCCAGATGCTCCTTTAGAATCAGGCACAGGTATTTTTAGAGAAATTGATGGTGAATTTGAATTAGTAGATGCAGTTGCTAATATCTATAATAGGCTCATTATTTATAGAGGCAGTAATTTACATAGTAGCTTAAAATCTGGATTTGGTAATAATCCTGCAACTGGAAGATTAACACAAGTCTTCTTTTTCGACTTATTTAAAAATTAATATTATTATGGGAAGAACACTTTTTATAGGTTGCAGTCACTCTATAGGTTATCATGAATTGTTAATAAACAAAGGAAATAATGTTTGGCAAAAAAATAATTATGCAGAAATATATGCCCAAAAAAATAATAAAAAATCAATAATTATGGCCAGCGCTGGTATGGGAAATCGAGAGATAGTTAATTTTCTCTCACATGCCTTCAAAACATATTCTGACATTGAAGAAGTCTATATCCAATCTACTTATTGGGGCAGATTTCCAATTGCGATAAATCCTAGTTTGGCTGAGACAGATATTTTTCCATTAGACTTCTTTACAGAGAAGGCAGAATGTGATAATCTTATAGATAGATGGACAATTGGCCAATGTCAGCCGGATATTTATAGTGGTAAATGGTTACAGGATTACTTCAAACCCGAAGCCTATGATTACGATAATATGCCCTATATAAAAAATACCACACCGACTCTGCAGCCAAACTTAAGAACTTCTTCGTATATGTATGTTAAAATGTATCATTATCTGCAGACACACCTAGAGCAGCAAGATTATATGAAAGATATTGCGTTCTGTGATATGCTATGCAATATAAACAATGCTAACATGTATCTATGGAATATCAACTCAAGATGTTTTATTCCTAAAGAAGTTAATAATTTTTATACTAAACTAAAAAAAACAACAATTGCAGATGTTGACGCATTAAATTTTTTAAAACAGTTTAGTTCAAAAGATCTAGAAGAAGAAAAGGTAGACGATGAACACTATAACGAATATGTACACAAGTTAATCGCAGATTATTATATACCTTTTTTGAAAGAGCAAAATATAGAATAATAAAATATGACACAGAATATAGAATATTTTGGAATGCTAGAAAATTTGCGAACGGACCTAGGACTTTTTGAATTGGATCCGTTAATTCAAACTCCTATAAACGCACTAAAGTATATTAAAAATATTGGAAAATTTGATTTTTTAAAATGTCCTGCAACAGTTGATTATTTAAAAAATGTCTATTATATTTTAAGTCCATTAGATTTTACAATTTATAAAAACAAACATAACAGTTTTAGCATGGTGAACGATAGATCTAAGGACAGCTTAGATTCTTTTCTATTTGTTAGTTATCCAGAACACGAATTATTGAACAATGTTCCTATGTGTACAATCCATTTACAATATTTCTTTTTATCCAAAAAAGATCTATTAATAGAAGTGATTGATCCACCTTTACATACTAGTCCTATCACTAATATTTGTGGAGAATATAATATTAGCAAATGGATTAGACCAACTAATTTCAGCTTTTATTTAGATCCTAATTGCGAACGAATAAGTTTTTCACGCGGCGATCCTCTTTATGCTGTAAAATTTAAGTCTAGAGAAAAAATTAATTTAAAAGAAATTCTCAATGATAAAAGAAAAACAGAAATAATGATAGAACAGCAGAAAGCAACATCTATTAAAAAATGGTATCCAAATTTAAAATTAGATGACGCATATAATCTATTCAAGAATAGAATAAGGAGTTTGAAAAAATGTTAAATGATTATAACGGAATAGAAGAGTACAAAGACGCTTTTGAAAAAGAATATTGTAACGAAGTTATACGCCACTTTGAATTAATGCGTGAAACTAACATTACTAATTTACAGAACGATATTGGAAAAAACTCAGACGAACGAATAGTGTTTGACTGGGCCCATACGCAAAATACCTTCCACTACGATTTTGGGCTTTGCAAGTATTTTTATGACAGAATGAACGAAATATATACAACTCAGTATGTAGAAAAATATGATATGCTTAAAAGATCTCAACAGCATACTCCTAAAGGCATGAGTGTTCAAAAAACTATGCCTCATCAAGGCTACCATGCATGGCATCAAGAAACTGCAGATGTTGGATCTGGGGCTAGAATAGTAACCTATATGCTCTATCTAAATGATGTAAACGAAGGCGGCGAAACTGAATTTTTATATCAAGGAATAAAACTAAAACCAGTAGCAGGAAAATTGGTATTTTTTCCTTGCGGATTTACATTTCCGCACAGGGGAAATCCGATTTATCAAGGAGAAAAATATATTATTACAGGTTGGTATACTTATGATGCTTGATACTGTGATAGGATTAGATAGAGACGGCACAATAAACAAGGATACTGGCAATTGTATAACTACCGCTACTAATTTTATACCTATACCTAGATCTCTTGAAGCAGTGTCGTTGTTAAGGCAAAAAGGATATAAGATAGTTATAATAACCAATCAAGGAGGAATTGATAAAGGAATACTAACAACCGAAGATGTTGATTCTGTTCATCAATATATGTTAGAGTTATTAGGGGAAGCAGGATGTCCAAATATTGACGGAATATATTATAGTTCATCTAACGATAAAAAAGATTTTTATGCAAAGCCTAACATTGGAATGTTCAAAGAATGCGAAAAAAACAATCCATCAATTAAGTTTAAAAAAGGATTTTTTGTAGGAGATAAAATCACAGATTTAAAAGCAGCTATTAAAATCGGAGCCAGGCCGGTGCTAGTAAGAACAGGTTATGGAGAACAAACCGAAAAAGACTTAAATAAGTTTACCTATCGAAAAATCAAAGAAAGAACATATGTTTTTGATTCGTTGATAGATTTTGCAGAGTGTATATAAAAAGGAGCAAACAAATGCCATTTTCCATAAAAAGACCAAATCTTGATAATCCTAAAGTAAAGGAATGGAAGAGCCACGATCTTTACAAAACAGGCTATGTAGAAATAACTAAATTTAAAACAAAAGAAAGAGCCGCGGAGGTTGCTGCCGAGTGGGGCGGAGATACTGAAATCGTAGAAGTACCATGGGGTGCCGGCGAAGAGCCAGACGAATATCCTAATTTTTAAATTTAAGTGGCAAAATGACTGACTATCAGATATATGTATTTGACGATATAATTCCTACTTTTTTACAGGATTATTATGAGGCAATAATCTTTGGAAAAGTGAACGATGCTGAAATTTTTCCTACTGTAAAATTCACAGTAAAACACGAACCCACAGCTGAAGAAAACGGATTTACTCCTATTAGTTTTAGTCATATACTTAAATCTAGTGCAACAATCTCAGAGCAATTAGAAAATTTTTCTATAATTGCTACTACAACTTGTGCTGCTGCTGGTGGTTCATTAAAGGATATATTGTTTGGTAGGATGTTTTTAATTACACCTCAACATACAAATTTAGATTACTATGCACCACATACTGATTTGCCTTATCCTCATTGGGTCATACTTTATTATGTAAATGAGGCAGACGGTGATACCGTATTTTTTAATTCAGAAGGTGAAATAATACAAACAGTAAGTCCGAAAAAAGGCCGTGTGGTTTTATTTGATGGCTTAATTAAACACAGCGGAGGCATACCAAAACAAAAAAACCGAGCTGTTGTAAATTTTGATATTATTGTATAGGACAAATTATGGTTAATCCTCAAAAAATGAGATGCTCCCATATATTATTAAGTTGGGACGAAGCAATTAATTCTACTCACAGCAGAGACTTGGCATTTGCAATAATGGACGCAAAAGATATAATAGAAAGTTTATTGCGAGGCGGATATACCTGGAAAGTAGCTGTGAAAGAAAATAGTGCGTGCGACAGTTGGGTCAAAGGTGGAGATCTGGGATGGTTTTCGGCGGACGAAATAACCTCTGAAATATGGAGTGCATGTTTAATTACCGAAATTGATAATTTACATCCAGAACCAATTCAAACTCCTTTTGGCGTACACATACTTTATAGAACAGGATAATTAAAGGACAACGATGACCGACGCGACTATAGACGAAGGCGATATTTTTTCTACTCCGATTTTCAATACAACTTACAGTAAGCACGAACATGAACAATCGGAGATTATAGATGTTTTAGATAGTTATAAAGAAAAAACTGTTAATCAAAATCGAAAACATCATAAAACATTTATTAGCCCCTGTGATCTGCATCATAATCCTAATTTCGATAACCTTGTAGAAGAAATTTCGACTATCATACCTAAATTAAAAGAGAGATGGTATTTAGAAGATCCTACTAAAATAGGGATCAAACATATGTCTGGAAGTATTACAAGTCCCGGAGGCTTGTTAATGCCACATAAGGAAACTTTTGTTTTTATGAATGGAATTTATTTTTTAAATACTCCTCCGTTGTCTGGCTTCTTGAGTATAGAATCTCCAGTTGTTGATGTTAGTTTCTATTCAAATCTATCAATAATTGAAAACAATAGTATAAATTCTCCCGAAGTTTCTTTATTAATGCCTCAAGGAAACGTGATGTTTTTTCCCGGATATCTAAGACATCAAATAACTTTGAATGAAGCAGAATTAAACAGATATCTTATTCATTTTAGTTTAGTAATTGTAGAATGATTAAAAAACCTTGCGTCGAATTATTCTTAAACTTAAAGTCTAAAATTCTCAAACAAGAGTTAGAGTTTCTTGCTAAAGAAAAATTTGTTTTTGTAGATACTATATTAGACGCAGATTTAATTGTGACAGATACATTATTGAATTTAGAGAATATACAAATTGTTATAGATTCGTCAACAACATTTAAAGAAAGCTCGCCGCAGATAATTTATTTTCAACCTTTCCTTTATGAAAAAGGAAATATTGAAGAATGTAGCAAAACTCTATTTCAATTTTGCATTCGTCAAACAGAAATTAATAAAATGCCAACTAAGAATGATAATACCATTCTAATACTTGATTAATAAAAATAGAGGGTTTATAATTAAGATTAAGGTTTAGATAGTGCTGTCTATTATGTTTAAGAATAGGCAATAATTGTTGATACAAATTAAAATGCTCTGCATAATTTAAATTAGAAAGATAATCAATTTGAGATTTTACTGCAGTCATTCTTTTTTCATGATCTTCTATTTGATCGTAGGTTTCGTCGATTACATGACCAAATGTAATAAATCCTAGTTCTTGTAGCGATTTTAACGTATGGGGTAGTCCTACAATAACAAAAGGATGATAAAAAAAGAAACATTTTAAAACCTTTTCCGTCCAACCTTGGTATCGGTCGTCGTAAAAATCTCGCTCACCGACGATACTCCAATAACTGTTTTCATAATATTTTTTTGGATTTGGCAAGTGTCTTGATTTTTCTTGAGGATGACCAGCATTTAAATCTAAATGCAGCGGCAAATATGATTTAAGTCTTTCAATTGATTCGTCAGGTAAATTTTTGTAAAGTATATTTTCGTCTAGATAGGTTTGACTTTGATATTTCAGTGCCTGTTCTTGTTGTACTACAGTAGTTTCAATATCTTGCCAGTATCTGCTAAAACAGCTCACGAAGGAATGTTTCAGTAAATCTTTTTTCAAAAAATGGTCAACAATTTCTAATCTGTGAAATCTTGCTTCTCTATTCATACACAAAAATTTTTTTTGCCGAGGAAACAAGTTAAGATTAACTATATCAGATTGTACATTTATATTATCATAGACATCGTACAAAAGGTGATAACTAAAAAAATATACTTGAGGTCCTTTAAGTTTTTCATTACTAGAATAAAATATGTATGGAATATTTTTTTGGTTACATAAATTTATAATTTCATCTACTTCCTCTTGAGTTAATAATCCTTCATAAGTATCATCTAAAACAAAAAAAATCTCTGTATTCAAAGACATTAATTGTTCTAAATTGCTTATAGTAGATTTATTATTCCCAACATATTCAACAAAGAGCACATGTTTGCTGTTGCAATTTTGTATCTCAAAGAAATGTGCAAACTCCTTTATACCTTCTTTCCTACATACACTAAAAAGCCGACTAGGAGTAAAAAGTCTACAAGGAATTTTTATAGACGGCTTATAGATAGTAGATGTTTCGTATATTGTTCTTTTTTTATGCTGATAATAGTTTTTAAAAAGATCTTTTTTCGAAGTAACCATATACCCTATTTACTAAGGATAAAGAAAATCTCTCTACATTTAGAAGTATAAAACAGTGATTTACTATATCATCTTATTAAATAAATACATCAGTAAGGAACTGATATGTCAAATTTTGCCCCTATTGTAGATAGAATTCGAATTATTCCTCGTCCCGGTGATTTTTTGTCTCGCACTACAGGATCCAGCGGAGAAGTGTTTTTTAACAAAGCAACAAACAGTCTCCAAGTGTATTCAGGAAAGGACATTGGGGGATTTGAAATTGCAAGATCAGATTTTGATAATATACTGCCAACAGCACAGCTAGATTTACAAAGTCAAAAAAACCGCATACGCTTTCACTGGGATACATTATCTGATCTTCAGACCGAAGTAGATCCTGTCACTTATCATGGTATGATTGCTCATGTACATTCAGAAGGTAGATTGTATTTTGCTCATGCAGCTGAATGGGTTCCGGTTGCTAATCTAGCCGAAGTGCCTAACATACCCTACGAAGCAGATTCTGAAAATAATCTGACATATGTTTCAGGTACATATGATTTTGGTAATAATATAATCAAATATGCCAACGCAGTTGATCAAGAATTTCAGCTAGCTGAATACGATCCCAATATTTATCATGGGATGACTATGCACGTTCATTCTACTGGCGCATTATACTATGCTCATGCAGGTGCTTGGCGTAAATTGCTAACAGATATAACTTATAATGACGCAGTAGGTGTAGGATATCAAAGCCCTCTCAGCGCAGTTGCCTATTCTAATGACTTTCAAGATCTTATAAATAAACCTTCTATTCCCCAAACTTTATTAGACTTAAACATCTCAGACGGCACAGATGGGCAAGTTTTAACCACAGACGGATCTGGTAATTTTACATTTGCAGACCAAACTGGAGGTTCCGACGGCACAGCTACATTTGACCTTGTTGAAACAGATGATGGATCGTACGATGCAGCCAACACTACTACAATAAGTGTTTTAGGTGGAGAAAATATATCTACTGAATCGTTAACAGACAGTAATCAGATTACGATTAACTTGGATAGTTTTTCGATTGACTTTCTTTCTGATGTTGATACAACAACCAGTGCTCCTCAAACAGGCCAAGTCCTTAAGTGGGATGGTGCAAAGTGGGCACCGGGTACTGATATAGCTGAAGGTGGAACTGGTCTTGATGCTGACACACTTGACGGATTTGACAGTTCTTATTATCTCGACTATAGTAATTTTACAAACACACCAGATGTATTATTATTATCAGATATAAGTGTCGGCAATGAATTAGCACCGGCAGGAAACGGTGCTATAACCTATGATAGTACATTAGGTGTTTTTCGATTTACTCCGCCCACAGCGGAAGGAATCGGAGCTCTTACATCAGTTGCATTTGGTGATTTAACTTCCACGCCTACTACTTTATCAGGTTATGGAATTACAGATGCAGTTAGCGACTCTGAAGCATTTTCAGGAGACTACGTTGATCTTATAAATAAACCTTCTATTCCCCAAACTTTATTAGACTTAAACATCTCAGACGGCACAGATGGGCAAGTTTTAACCACAGACGGATCTGGTAATTTTACATTTGCAACTGTTACAACAGATGGCACGGGCGGTGACCCAGACCAAAATTTATTTGCTACTGTTGTCGGCGATTCAGGATCAACAACTGCAGATTCTGTAACCGATACTCTTACTATCGCAGGCGGTACAGGAATTGTTACAAGTGTTAGCGGCGATACTTTAACTATTACTCAGCAAGAGTCTGCAACATCATTTGCGAGTCTTACAGAAACCAATGCTGCAGGACTTACAATAGATAAAATTTACGAACCTGCTCTTTTGATGTTTAGAGTGAATAACGTGGGAACGTCTGCATATACATTTGCTCCACACTACGCTGGAGAGAATCCAACAATATATGCGCTATCAGGCGCTACAGTAGCATTTGATTTAGATCAAATAGGAGGACATCCCTTTGCTATTCAAGATTCACAAGGAAACAATCTTACAGACGGTCTTGTTCATGTAGATTCAGATGGAAATGTTTCTACTGGTTCTAATGCACAAGGAAAAGCTTCTGGAACATTATATTGGAGAATACTAGAAACAATATTCGGAACATATAGATATCAATGTCTAAGTCACAGTGCAATGGTAGGACCTATCAATATTAAACGAATATCAGTTATCTAAGTCGAACATATTTTTCTAGTTCGCGTCTAATTTCGATCGATCTAACTACATTATCTCTAATATCTTTAGGTTGTATGTTACCATCATATTCGCTTGCATGACCTTTGTCTATCATTTTAAATTCGTTAACAAGATCGTCTAGAAGTTTCTGTGCTTTTTGCTGTATATAATTATTTGGAATAGAGCCAATTGCTTCTTGATATTTTTTGAGATCTTTTTTTACTTTCGGAATATTAGTCATTTTAGGAAGCATCGAAATTTCCTCGAGCAGGATTGATATGAAAATAATCTAGGTCTGGATCTTGATTGCTAACCTGTGCTAGTGTTGCACTAGCAGATAGTGATTCAATGCTTACAGGCATCAAAGTAGGGACATGGAACACATTACCTTCTACGACATCTTTTTCGTAGAGATTACCGTCTGTTGTATCTATCCACCTAATCCTAAATCTTCCTGCGTTTACAAACCAAGACTTGTTAGTATCTCTATGAAAATGCATAGGAGTAATATCGCCTGGCTGATTAAAAATTAAAATTTTGCAATTGTAGTCGTCAGTGTCAGCCCACATAAGCTGATAACCGAAGTCTGTAGTTGTAACTGATTCACCCATTGACATTTAATAACTCCGTGATTTCAAACAGTGTTTGTATTTTTGTTTTATTTTGTTTTTTGTTAAGTGTATTATGTAAACCATAGTGCAACGGTCTTGGCCACTTGCCGTAAGATACCCATGCGTAGCCGTTGTGTTCTTCGTTCAACAGAGGTTGAAATTCTTTTTCTATTATGCATAGATATGTATGAAAATTAAATTTTTTGTCATTCGAAACAAACGTTTCTAGAGGCATAGACTTTATAATTATTTGTTTTCCGATTTCTTCGTCAATTTCTCTTTTTAACCCCTCCCAAGGAGTTTCGCAATTCTCATTTGTGCCGCCTACTAATCCCCATACATTAGATCTTTTACCTCTAGCACGATGTAAAAATAAAAATCTTTTTGAATTAAGCGCAAAGAAGAGCGCGCCGGAACAAATTACAGTTTCCATACTAGTAATTATGTTAGAATTCTATGCGCCAGGTTCCGTTCGGATATTCGCCTTCGAATGAAAGGCGCCATTCTGAATTTTCAAATTTATATTGAACGCCAGTGTTAAGATTTGTAGTATACACAGGAGTTACTGACGAATCATTGTCAGTAGAATCAAATACCACCTGCCACTCTGTACCCGTCCATTCTATAATGTCGTTAGCAGTGGCAACGAAGTCTGATCCGTCTTGATTCTTCCAAGCGTCAGCGCCGTCTGTGTTTTGAGAATCACCGATTGAATTTAGAATAAGGATTCTTGGATTAGAACCTAGGTCTAGATTTTGAGGATTTGATTTTTGCGGATCTATTATATAATCTATCTTAGACCTTGCTCCTAGACTGCTGTTAATAACAGTGTCAGTGGGAATTGAATCTTCGTCCCAGTTTACAACAGCTTCGGTGTCTACATTTGATATCGCAAGCGTGCCTACAATTTCTGTGGCAAGATCCGAACGCTGTAATCGTATAGTAGAAATACCTTCTTCGAACTTGAACGGAAATGCTTCTAGGAATTGCCACCATGATAATCCACCTACACTACCGTTTTTAACCAGTTGTAGAGTGTTGTTCATTACAAGTAGATCAATATTTTGATAGGTGGTTTTTAGAATTGCCAGCACAGACTCTTCTGTGTCATAGTCTTTTCTTGTGGTAGCACGTTCGATGTCGCCCGACTCATTTACAAACAGTTCTGTTTCTATATCAGCATCGCCGTCAGGCAGTGAAAAATCAATATCTGTAGTGGCGTCTATTAACTCCTGCTTGGAATTGTGAATTCTACTAACTATGTCTGTAATAACACCTAGTCGTTTTACTTTAGCAGGCGGTGAGATGTAGATAGGTGTAGTAAACGATAGTGTTGCTACATCGATTTCGGTTTCAGTGCCTTGAGGTATTGATCGTGAACTCCAAGTTATACCGTCGAGATATACTGCGGACAGCGAAGTCCAGTCGAGATAGTTATCTGTAGTCTGCAGTTCGAGAGAAGGATTAAACAGCATAAGAATCTGTTCAAGTATCTGCAGTTTCTGATCTGTGTTTGTGCTCCATAGGTCTACACTAACAGTAAGAGTGTAGGGTGTAGGCATAAGACGTTCAACAGTATAGTTCTTGCCTTCTGTGTTTAGATACTCGTTGCCTGCAGAGTCAAACTCTCTTTCTCGAATATTAACCTTGTTGACATAGGATGAGTCTGCTAGTCTCGAAGTGTCCAATTCTAGGCCTGTAACATACAGCGCCATTCTCGGTGCGTTTGGTATTTTGTTTTCAGAATTGTTTCTTATAATATTCGCAACCTGACGTGTAAGATCGCCGTACATGGCAGGCACTGTAGTTACTTCGCCTGAACTGTCTTTGTAGGAAAAGCCACTCATCATTCTTATCATCTGAGTGATATATCTTCTTAGTTGTCCGTCGTAGAAATGATCAAGTTGTTTTGACATCAGTTATCTGCCCGTGGTCTGAGAGCTTGTGACAGTGCCTGTCGCTCTGCTTCTCTGTTGCGATAGAATTTCACTTCCCAAGCTCCTGTGTAATCAATTGACTCTTGAACACCAGATACCTCAGGCAGTTCTATTGTGATTTTGGAACTGTCCTGTGTGGTAATCATAGCAGGATAATCCGCAACAGCATAGGATTTTTCTATAGTATCGTATTTTAGAACAAGATACTCTGCTTGGTCTGCGACTGCGATATTGGTATGTATTTCTGTATCGCCTTTCTCTAAATTCACAACATCCTGTGCTGCTAGATCGTTATACACAAAGTTTCTGTTGTTTATAAAGCCAGTCTTCTGTGTGCGTCTGTCTTGGGAATTTGTCATAGTCATTCTTACATCGTCGTGTACCTTGACCCACTTGTTGCCATCAAACTGAAACATTCTTTTAGGTCTAAAGTCAGTGCGCAAAAAGTAGTCATACTTGTTAGGCGAAGCAGGAAACTGAATACCATGTCCGAACTGTTGTCCGTTCGGTGTAGCATCCTCTCCCAGCATATAGCCCTGATAGCCCTTGCCAGCGGGAGGTGCTGATGTAAACTCACCGTCTACCTGCTCTACTTCTACTGTGGCACCTGTTTCGTTTGGATCTAGCCGCAGCTGATAGTAGTGACTGACATCATATCCACTCTTAGGAGCATCTGCTTCTGCCTGCTCTATTACGGAGTCATTTATATTCATCTCTCTATCATAGGTAGAAAGCAGATCTCTCAAAGTCTCACCACCTGGATCTTCTTCATCTGCGGGAAGATCCAGTATGTCTTTGAACTCCTGTGAATCAACAATCTGTTTCAGTTTCAGTCTGTATAGATGTGGATACCAAGTAGGTGAGAAACCTTCCGATGCTCTGGTCACATCCTCTACTACATAGAATCTTTTCAGTGCTACACTTGCTTCATCTAGTGCGTAGTAATCTTTCAAATGCGGAAGTTCTATAACGTCACCTGATATTATCTTTCTACCGACAGTTTTTACTGAAGAATTTATATGGATAGTCAAAAACAGTGTGTCGTTGTCTAAGAATAGGCCAAACTGAGAAAGATTAAAGTCGATATCTTGTACATTGTATATGCCTCTCAGAGTGTAGATATCTTCATCGTATTTTCTGTCTCTGTTTTCGAGGAAAAGAAGATCCTGTATGTTTGTGGGATCCAGTGAATCATACACAGGCTGATCCGCTGTTCCCTGTTCGCCGTCGGTAGGAACACCAAGGTACTTGTGTAGATGAATGTCAGTACCGCCTACAGTAAACATTTCGGAAATCTGTTGATCTAGAAAGTCGTAATCGTTGCCCTTTTCTGGACGGTATAATGATAGCCGAGGAATTGTTCTTCTCCTGTTTTACATATTTAGCAGCATAAATACTAGTCAAGGAGTTTACAAAATGTCTGATCTAGCAACACTTAAACAGG